TATGTTTCATGATAGGGTATGTATGTGGAATATTAGCAGGGGATAAGTCAGAGGAGTTAAAGAATAAAGACATAGAAATAGAATCATTAAAGGACACTGTGTATATGTTAAGAAAGGAGAGAGAAATATGAGTGAGATTGAAGTTGGAGAATATGTGAGAACTGAGGAAGGTTACATCGGAATTTTAATTGAATACATTCCAAATGCATTAAATTATTTAAAAATTGATGTTGGCAAAGAAATACGAAGAGATAATGGGATGTCTGATAATTATATATACACTAGATATGGATTTCAATTGAAACACAGTAAACAACTAATAGATTTAGTAGAAGTTGGGGACTATGTAAATGGAGAATTAATAACAGATAAATGGGATACAAGAATATCAAGTATTAGAAGTAATTTTAGTGAAGAAGACATAAAAACAATACTAACAAAAGAAATTTATATGGCTAATTGCTATAAAGTAGGAGGAGAAGATGAATAGAGAAATAAAATTTAGAGCTTGGAACAAAGAAAAAAACATAATGGTATACAACAATGAAGATGATACATATGGATATTGGGATGGTTGTCGTAACAGTAATGTTGGAATGGTAAATGAAATTTTAAATTCAAAATATTATGAAGAATATGAATTTATGCAATTTACAGGACTACACGATAAAAACGGAAAAGAAATATACGAGGGAGATATAGTGCAAGGATTGTTTGCAGACCAAGAAGAACTAGAAATAAAAGGACGAGTTATATATAGCGATGGTCAAGCTTCGTATATAGTAATTGCTAGTAATAACGACGAGTGGGAGTTAGGCTATTTAGATAATTTGGAAGTAATTGGAAACATCTACGAAGATAGCGAATTATTAGGAGGAGAATAGATATGTGGAAAATAAGAGATGATGTAGATTTAAAAGAACTTGAAAAGTTTGGATATACGAAATTTGATATAGGACTATATGAACCATATGAAATATGTGAAAAATATATAAAACCTTATTTAAGCATAAGAATAAGACCAGATGGAAATATTGTTGCTAATAATAATGATACAAATGCAATTTTAAAAGAAGAATATATACAAGATTTAATCAAAGCGGGATTAGTAGTAAAGGAGTAAAAATAAATGGAATTTTTAACAGGTGGAAGGCAAAACGAACAGACTATACACAATGCATTAAAACTATATGATTATATAAATTCGCTTCCTGATAATGCGTTAATTAGGTGTGTAAAAAAAGACAATACCTGCTTATTATGTATAGAAAAAGGAGGGAAGGAAAATGAAATATAAGTACTTTTTATTAGCTTTACAATGCAATAGATTATATAGTAATTTTATGAGAAGTTGCGGCTTACGGAATAAGTGATGTTGGAATATATGTAGAAATATCATTTATTACAGATAAAGAGCCAACAAAAGAGAATATAGAAAAAATTGAAAAACTATTAGAAAGTTCTAAAGAAGAGAAAAGCTTATCAAGTTATTATGCAACTGTAAAATTTATTAGAGCAGAAGTGGTTTTAGGAGAGGAGTAAATAAAATATGAGAATAATAGATATATTAAACATTATTGTTAAAGGAGAAATACCACCAAGAGAAATTAGATATAATATGTTACAAGATGGATATAAAGATTTAATTTATGATGAAGATGAATTAGAGTATAGATATAAGAACTATCCTATGGAATTTTGGGAAATATCTAATCATCATCTAAATGATGAAGTAGAAATAATAAAGGAGTAAATAAGATATGAAATTTATAATATTAAAATCTCATTATATGTCAAAAGATAGAATTGTATTAAAAGAAAAATGTTATCCATATAATGCAAGTGCAACTTTAGGTTATTTATTAACAATGAGAACATTTAATGAAAATGATGATGTTTTAGTTTTAAGTGAAGATACTGATAGCATACAAATAAGACCAAAGGCAATATATAAAAACAATAAAGGATATTATATAAAACAAAATAATAAAAGAATTTTTTTAGACAATATAGAAGAAATAGAAAATATCATAAAAGAATTTAAAGAAATAATTTAGAGAGGAGTGATACATAGTGAAAGAAAAAACAGCAGATGAAATATTTGAAAAGTTGAAGTATAAAAAATATATAACCGATAAATATCAAGGTTATTATCAATACGATAGACAAAGTAACACAATATGTATTTTATTTATACTTGATAAAAAAGCAATAGCGATAAGATATGATGGAAGTAATACACCTGCAATTACTATGGATGAACTCCAAGCAATAAATAAGAAAGTAGAAGAACTGGGGTGGCTAGATTGAAAATAATAAAACACGGAAATAAATATTCTAAAAATAAAATAGCAATTTGTCCGTTATGTGGTTGTGAATTTGAATATGACAACAATGATACTGGAATAGAAAAAACATTTTGCTTTATATCATTTCCACCCCAATATAAAACTTATGTTAAATGTCCTGAATGTGATAAAGAAATATGCTTGGGTACAAAAATTGTTAATTAGGAGGTAATTTAGATGAATGAAAATGATGAAATAGAAGAACTTGATGATGAATATGCAGAAGTAGAGCCAGATGTACACTTTGATTTAAGCTGGATTTGTAAAGAATGTGGAAATACAAATGTAGAATACAATATACCAGTCGCAAAAAATATTATATGTACTTGTGGAAAGTGCAATAAACAATATGAATATTATTATGAACCATATTAGGAGGTGTTTTAAGTGAAAAATCTTAAAGATAGCATAGAATATCTTAAAAAGATAAATAATTATGGAACAGATAAAGAACCATATTATCTTGAATATGAATTATCAGAAAGTCCAGTAAGTTTTGAATGGTATCAAGCAATATTAGAAAAAGTAAAAGAATATAAACCTAAAAGAGTAATAGATGTTGGAAGTAATTTAAATTTATTTGGCTATTTATTTGTAAATGCAGGAATTGATTATATAGGTATTGATATAAATATAGATGGTTGTAATCCAATAGAAACAGACCACATTAAATTTATAAGAGCAAATTATTATAATGTAAGAGAACAATTTAAAGACGATATAATTATTAGTTGCTTATGTGTGGGATATTTAATACCAGTTAAAGATGTATTAGGTAAAATTTTAATTGTAAATTCAGATAATGGTAAAAGCGAAAAAGAATATAAATGCACTGCAAGAGAAATAAAATTAGAAAGAAAGGTGTTTTAAGTGAAAGAAAAAATAAAAAGAATAATAGAAAAAATTAAAGATATATTTAGTTTACATTGCCCTGAATGTGGTGGAAGAATGAAAAGTGAATTTTTAGATATGGAAATAGACCACATTGTATATAAGTGTGAAAAGTGTGGAGAGGAGTGGATTTAATGCAATTATTTGAAGATTTAATAAAATGTAAAGACTGTATGAATAATATAAATAACAAGTGTATTTTATATCAAGGAAAAGATACAAAAGAAGAAAATACAGGTTGTTATGTAGGAATAGATAGAAATAATAAACAAAAGATATTGGGAGGTGTTTTAAGTGAAAGAAAGAGAAGAAATATTAAATAAAATGAAAAACAAATATAAATTAGCATTATTTATGGTTATAAGAAACTCTATGGTAATGCCACAAGGTATTAAATTAGGTAAAACAGATAAAGAAATCAATGAAATGTCTTACGAAACTATGTGTTCAGTATTAACTATGATTGATTATAATAAAGCAGAAAAGATTTACGAGGAGGGAAAAAGTGAAAGAAAATAGTGATGGTAACGACACAAATGTCGGTAGCATAGGAAATAGTATAGAAGAAGATATAAAAATATTAGAAAGTATAATAAAAATAAATAATGATTATTTAAAAGGCATAGAAAATCAAACAATAAATCAAAAAGAAATAAAAGCAATAGAACATATTTTATCAGATTATAAAAGAACATTAAAAGAGAATGAGAGATACAAAAAAAGCGATTATGAAACAATATGTTTAGAAAATAATGAGTTAAGAGAAATAACAGACAGAATACAAAGTGAATACAACGATTTACTGAAAGATAATTTTAAATTAAAAAATGAATTAGAAACAAAACGAAAAGAATATCAAGAAACATACAAAGACGTTAGAGAAGAGCTTAAAGAATTAAGAAAAGAGAATGAAGAATTAAAAAACAAGTTAAATTTAAAACAATTTGATGTAAATATTGTTTATAACGACTATTTGGAAAAATTAGATGAATACGAGAGAAATACTATTCCAATTCAAAGAATAAAAGACATAATAGACAGAATTGATTACGATATAAAAAAGACCAAAGAAATAATATCAAAAAATACAAATATTTATGCAAGTTATCGAAAAAATGATTATCAAATAGTAAGATTAAAAGCAATGAACACAAAATCTTTAGATATAAAAAAGAGATTACAAGAATTATTAGATGGTAGCGACGCAGATGTCGGTAGCATAGAAAGTGAGGAATAAATGAACGAGGAATTATTAAAATCATATGAAGAGTTAAAAAAAAATAGGAATATAATAAACACAATAGACCCAGATTTTTTCTTTAAAATAGTGGATTGCTTATTAAAAGAGAATGAAGAATTAAAAAAAGATTACTATAATGTAATAAATAAAATAGAAAATAAAATAGATATATTGGATATAGCAATATCAGAATGTATATATATAGACGATGACGACAAAGCATACAAAAAAGCAGTTAAAAAAGACAAGCTATGCTTATTGAATCAAAAAAGAGCTTTACAAGAACTACTAGAAGAAGGTGATTTGGAGTAAATATGGTGAATATGAATAATTTAAGTGAAGAAGAAACAATAAAAAGTTTTAAATTATTAATGTATAATGCAAAAGCTAATTGGGATTACTTTAGTTATGAAATATTATTTAATTTTTTTAGTTTATATAATAATGCAATAGAAGAAAAAGATAAAATAATAGAACAAATGACTTATTATATTATGAATTTAGATATTGACGAAGATATATGCAAAAAAGTAAATTGTGACACAAATTCAGGAGAATTAGATTGCAAAGACTGTATCAAACAATATTTTGAAAATAGAGCAAAAGAAATCAAATAAAGGGGGGGTTAATCTATGGGAACAGAAGATGCAATAGAAATGGTAATAATTAAGAATGATACTGTAATAAAGAAGAAATTCAGTGTTATAGACGAAGACGAGATAATAAGCTTTAATTTAGGGAATTTCTTTATAGCAGTGAAAAAAGAAGATCTTAGAAAATTAATGTGAGGAGGTACAAATGAGAACAGATTTTGAATCTAACAGAATAATATTAGAAGGGGAAACGATATATTTAACTGCAACTCAAGGAGAAATATTAAAGATATTATACAATAAAGGGGATAAAGTAGTGAGCTTTGAAGAGTTTGCAAATAAGCTTTATAATTGCAAATTAGATACATACATCAAAAAAACAATTAGAAAACATGTAAGTTTGCTTAATCAAAAGGTGTTTAAATATATAAAAATTAAGAACATAAGAGGAATAGGATATGTTCTGGAAGGAGATATAAATAATGAGTGTTAATATAGGAGCAGAAAAGAGTAAGCTAACGATATATAAAGATGAACAGGGTAGATATAAAATCTACATTAAGGGAAGAGAATTACAAGAAGACGGAACAGAAAAAGATATATTTATGTCTAAAACAATTCAATTCAAAAAAGATGTATTATTAAAAAACCGAACAGTAATAGAAGTACTAAATGGTTGGAATAGTTGTTATAGAATTAAAACAAATGAATTAAATGAAAAAGGAAAAGAGAAATATAAATATTATGATAAATATTTTATAAATGAGTTTAAAATATTACAAGAAGGAGAAGACGGATATTGTAAGCCTAAGAGAGAAAAACAGAAAGACGATTTTTCATTCGAATACAATGGAGATGACTTACCATTCTAGGAGGAAAGTATGAATTTTAGAAAAACAATAAGAAGAGGAATAAAGACATTTAAAGACAAAGAAATGTTCTTATATGGTCGCATAAGTGAGAGACATAGAGCAGTAGCATATTGTATATTACATAAGTGTTATTTGGAATCTAAAGATATAATGGAAAAAGGATGCAACAAGAAGAAATGTAAATATAAAGAAGAGGTGAAATAAAAAGGCGGAAGAAAAATAGTAGAGAAGAAAGTAGAAAAACAACAACAAGAGAAAAAAGAACAGCTTGTGCGTGCAGGGGAAAATCAAATATTAGAAGAATTTAAAAACAATTTGCCGGAATATATGGAAAAACGATTACAAGCGTTAACACAGGAAATAAGTTTAAAAAAAGATGTGGGAGGATTAAGCAGTATTGAAATAAATGAATTATTAAGACCACATAATTTGATAGGAAAACAACCCAAATATACCGCCGAGCAAATGCAAATAGTGTTTGATTATTATAGAGAAGCATTAGTAAAAGTAAATCAAAAATTTAAATACCCACCAAGTAAAGAGAACTTTTGTGCTTTTGCTGGGATATCAACTGCGACATATAATCAATATTTGATTTCTCCAGATGAAGCAAAACAAGAAGTAATGCTGATGATAGATGACTATATAAGAGAAAATATGCTAACATCAGCACAATTAAAAGAAGTTGATAATATAACAACAATGTTTAGAGGAAAGACAGCACACGGTCTAGTTGAGGCAAGTGCGCCAATAGTAATAGAACATAAAAGTGAAACAGACATAACAAAAATAAACTCAATGATAGAAGCTATAAAGGCTGGAAAAAGTTTAAAGAGTATAGAATTAAATAAAAAAGATTATAAGGTAGAAGGAGAGTAAATATGTTAAAAGAATACCATAAAATAGAAACTCTTTTTGAAAGAGATGAAAAAACAAAAAAGTTAGTTGAAGGAAAATACAGATGGAAAAAGATTTAGACTGGAAAAAGATTTCATATCAGAAAATTTTGACAAGGCACTGGAAAAAGATTTTAGGCTGAGTTTTTTTGAAGGTGCCTGCAAAAGATTTTGACTTAAATATTATTGCCAAAATAGCAATAACACAGGAGTGAAAGGCGAAATATTTTACAAGATTTTACAAACATAAAGAAACGAAGTAAATCAACGAAAATATTGAAAAATCAAAGAAAAACGAGCCACGAGAATTGATTCTAAGCGGTTTATTTTTGCAATTAATATAAGTACTTGTTGAAGATGTAAAAAGGCTTAAAATGCCAATAAATAGAAATAACAAGAAACGCAAAAAAAAGAAGCGTTTTAGCTTCTTTTTTTTAATACAATTAACATAAATAACCATTTTTGAAATTTTCAGAGAGACAATTGCCAAGTCCTTCAAAAAAATTTTTGATTTCAATTTCAACAATTTTAATAATTTCGGCACAATCTCTGCTTTTAATTTCAACATTTTTATTATATTTTCCATAAAAATTTTTAAATTCTAAAACCAGCATATCAACGTCTTGATTTAAAGCGTCTTTTTGCCACCTGTTCAAACAGCAATATTCATTTATGCGTAATGTTTGATTTTCACTTTTTAATAAACTTTCAATTTCCTTTTTCATCTTTAATCATCCTTTCTAATTTTTATATATTTATATTACTAATTCATTGCACAACCTAATATCACTAAAAATACTATAATCGCTAATATTATGCCAGCAAACAAAGCGAATTTTATTAAAACCCAAATAAGGAAAACGGCGAAAACAAAGCCAAGTAAAACTTTTAAAGCTGTTGATTTATTTATTTCTTCTTGTTTTTTTGCTTCTTCCTTAATTTGTTGCAATTCAATATATTTTAAATTATTTTTCCATTTGTTACAAACTTCGTTTAATGTTTTATCATATATTTTATCAATATAATCTTGTTGTATAACAGTTGTGCCAAATGTTTTCGTATATTCTTTTCTAGTTTCTATATTATAAAATTGCGCTAACAATACATTTAATTCCATTTCATTTCTAGGATTTGTTCTTTCAAACACTCTATCAAACGAATTTTTTAAATCGTGATAACAGGCTATTAACAAATCTTTTTCATATTGTTTTTGCTCTTTTTCTTGCTCTTTTTTTCTTTCGATTTTTTCAATCTTTTTTAATTCTTCTTGTTCCTCACGTCCTTTATTTTTTTGTTTATTTTCCATAATATACAACCTTTCTGATTTTTTTAATTATACCCCTAATTTTCTAATTTTCTATATTCATTTATTATATTGTCAATCTCTTCTGTACTTAGTGTTGCCCCTGATATATCATTTAAAAACAAATTTGCCTCATATTCGTCAAACTCTTTATCATTTCCCTCAAAATAATAAATTAATTCTTCCACATAATCCATAATTTTTTTACCTCCTAGATATTTAAATATTTTTTATATTTGCAGTCGTTCTAATTGCTTAAATTTTCATTTTCTTTTTTTGAAATCTATTTATTATTATAAACCAGATCCTTACGTTCCTATTATATCAACTAACTATGCAATGTTGCAAGTAAAATTTACTTTTTTATATTCTGCGTTTTTTTCGTTCTTTTTCTGATATTCCTTTATTTTTTTTTCTAAATCTTCCAAAATATAATCTATTTGTACATCTGTTAATTTATTGTTTTTTGCTTGCGTAAATATAAAAGTATTCATGCTTCTGCGACCTGATAATTTGTATTTTAAAAAGGCTAATCTTATAATCTCTAATATATCCATTTTAAATCGTGCTCCTTTCTTAGTATTGACAAGTAAGAAATTTTATTGTATTATTTGTTTAGGCTATGTGGTTTAGTCGTTTTTTATAATATTTACGTAAGTAAAAATATAAAAATACACTAAGCCTATTATTTTTAATATTATTGATATTTCAAAGTTCTTAATTTCTCCGATCAGTAATAAGATTGATGTAATGTATAACGTTGCTAATATATAACTTTTAAAATTTAATATATAGTTTTTCTTCATATTTTTTATCCCTTTCTTTTGTGATTTTTCTTACTTGTCAAAATTGATAACTATTTTATTAAGATATTTTCTATATGTTCAATCAAGTTTTCTAACTCTTCGTTATTGTCTGAAAAATCCCAATCAAGCAAATTGTCGTTCTGTTCTTCTGTTAATTCTTGTATTTTTAATTCTTTTTCAATATAGTCATACATAAAAAATTGTAAACTTTCTTCTAAATTTTCATACAAATTACGTTCATTAAATAGGTAAATCCCTTGTTGAAATATACGCATAAGGTCAATGTTCCCGGTGCTATCTGTTGGTGTTCCAAATTCTCGCAAAGCTTCTTCAATTTCGCCTTGGTATTCTTTTGCCATTTCCCAAATATCTCCATTATATATTGGAACGTTGTTGTCTGCTATTTCTGTTATTATGTCGCAAATATAGCCATTGTCATAATCTCTAAAATATTCTCCGAAATCTCCACAATATAATTCTTTTTTCAAATCTTCTATTTTTAATTTGTCCATTATAAAAACCACCTTTCTATTTTTTCTCAAAAGGTGGTTGATTTTTTCTATATTCTATGCTATATTAAATATAGAAACCACTTTTGAGAGATTAAATTCTTTTAAAAAAGTTGTTTTGGGCTTGTATATAGTGTCTGTCTGCAAACATTCCACTGTATACAAGTATTTTTTTATTAACACCAAAGCAAAGTTAAATCATTTTCAACAAGACATTTACTATATGATGTAGTGAATCTTTTATCTTGATTTGTCTTTTCTAAATATTCATATGTTTCTTTTGCTTCTTCTTCTGTTGTGTAAAGATAATGTTCTACTGATACATCTTTGTAATCTACTGAAACAATATAAATTTCTTTTCCTTTATATTTCTCTAAATCTTCGTTTAAAATTTTCATTTTTTTAATTCTCCTTTCCCTTAACTTGATTATATTATACCACAGTATATATATACTGTCAATACTTTTTACAAATATTTTTAATTTTTTTTCAAATATTTTTCCATTTGTTCTTTTAACCATTCCGTAAAATTTAATTTGTTGTTTTTTAGTTTCTCATCAAATGGATTTGCAACAAATAAAGGAATATAAGCATTATATACTTTGTGTGTTTTTAATCTATTTTTTCTTTTTTCTGCTGGTGTTAACGGCATATTATAACCCCCTTTTAATTAGTATATGTATATTATAACAGTATATACACACTATGTCAATACTTATTTAATATTTTATAAATAAAAATAAAGCTATATTATAATAGCTTTATAAGTCTTTAATTTTTTTTATATATTCATTAATTTTGATGTCGCTTGTTCCTTCGTGACTGTTCCAGCTTAAATATTTTGAAGTTATCTCCCAATCAATTGTAGTTAATGTTGAACTTAACAAATTCAATCTGGTTGATTTTGATAAGCTACTTTCTTTATTTGCTAATAGTCTCGCATCGTCTGAAAGTTGCTCCAACTCATTAATAAGTTTTTCTGTGGTTATTTCATCCTTCTTATATTTTTGAAGTAATGAAATTGCTTTATTTTTGCTCTTTACTACGTTGTTATTATTATATATTAATATTATGCCACATACAATCAATATAATTATAATTGATATAATACCATATAACTTTATTTTTTTATTTACTAATTTTGCTTTTTCTGTTTTCGCTCCGCAATTAATACATACTTTTGCGGTGTCTGATATGTCTTTCCCGCATTCTTTACATTTTATCAATGCCATATTATACACTTCCTTATTATATTATTTATATTATTGTATATTAGAATCATACATATTACAACTATTTTATTCCGACATTATTCGACAATAGGGCGTACATACTATTACAAAATCAATTTATTATATTTTAAAATGATCTTGTAGTATTTTACAAAGTATATATATTGTATTAGTTTTGTGTAAGGTTATGTTACCTTACATTTGGTATATATTTAAGATAAAATATGGCATATAATTTGTTGAATATTTAATTAAAACGTTGCAATGCAGTATTTGCAAGTGTTTGAAGGGATAACGTAAACACTAAAACATTACGCCAAATATTAATTTTGTGCAATGTTGTATACCCTACCCCTATTTTTAGAGGCATAGAGGGGGTTAAGTTACCTCTTCAAAAATTCCCAAGTCGCAAAATAGAGTGAAACGTTTGCGAAAATATAACTATAAATATTGAAAATAGTACAAATAATTAATATAATCTAATTAAAGTAAATAATCTAGCTAGGTTATTGAGTAAGTGGCGAGTCTGCTTGCTTGATAACCATTTTTTATACCTAAATAATTGAATTATAGAAATAAAAGGACTGAAACTTAAAAAAGTGAGTTCAATACTTAGGGAGAGTAAAGGGATATAGAATTAGTACATATATCAAAAATGATATATGAAATGGGGTTATATATATCAAATTTGATATATGTTAGGGGAGATTTTATCAGGAACTATGTAGAACTTAATGAAGGAGATAGAATTTTAAGAAAAAAGTCAATAGATTATTTGAAAAATACCGATGAATTACAAAAAACGGAGATGTATGTAAAATTTTTTCTAAAATCAGCAAGTGTGTTAGCAAGAGAGAAACTATCTTCAGCAGAAATGTCAGTATGTTTAGAAATGTTGCAGTATATCAGATATGATACTGGATATTTAGCTTTTGATAATGGTATTAAATTGACTTTAGATGATATAAAAAGAAAATGCGACTTTGTTTCTGACATAAGTGTTGCAAGAGCAGTAGAGGAATTAGTAAGTAAAAAGATATTTGCAAAAGTAAAAACAGGCAAAGAAAACAATTATTTAGTGAATCCATACATTTTTATGCGAGGCGTTAGGGTAAACAGAACCTTGTCAAAGACATTTGAGTATAGTAGATGGGCTAGACTTTATAGTTAAAGGAGGAGTTTGGGATTTTTAAGAAAATAGGAAATTTAATTGGTACAGCAACAGGAGGAACATTAGTAGTATTGTTTATAATACTTATCATTATATTAGGTTTGGCATTGTCAGGATTAGTATTCTGGGGCATAGGAGAATTAATAGTATGGGCATTTAAAATAGGCTTTGTATGGACATACTGGCACGGATTATGCACAGCAATAGTGGTAAATGTATTAAGTAGTATATTTGGAGGTAAAAACAATGAATGATAGAGCAAAATTTATAGAAGTAAGTAAAGAACAGCAAGACAGAATAGATTTAATTAGAAGTTCATTTTCTAATATGTATGATGTGATAGACCATAATTGCAAACCTAGTAGAGAAACATCACTTGTACTAACAAAATTAGAAGAAGCTCAGTTTTGGGCTATTAAAGGAATAACAAGGGAGGAAAATTAAGTGGAAGAAAATAAAAGAAACAATATACTAGACAATTTAGATGAAAACGAAAAAAGACTTTACGAAATATTAGGAGTATTAGGAGAGGTTAAAGCAAGAATCAATGGAAGTATTCCTTTAGTACAAAGAGCAAAAGAATGTGAAATTTCTCCAGAGCAGAATACGATACAAGGCAAAGTTGGAAAACAAGCAGGAGTAATTATAGACATTTTAGAAGAGGTAAGAGAAATATATAAATATGTTTAGTTTTCAACAACTACTAACTATTTTTATAGTTAAAGGGTTGTGAAATAAATTACCTATCTACCAATGAGTAGAAAAGGTTTCTGGGAAGTGTACTAAGTAGAACTAGTGCAGTCCCTGTATATGCTTTTTTAGTTTAGTAAGTAGAACAACGGATTTTAAATCTGGAAACGTATGTGCAATTCATACAGAAAGTTTCATTAAACATATTATTACCCAAGTGCTAAACTGTAATATCATACAGCTTGGAATTGTTCGATAAGTAGTCAGACATACGAATACGTTTGTAAGGTTGCTTTCTATGTATAGAGATATATGTAGAGGAGAGGTAAAACTCAATAATGGACAATGTGCAGGGTTTATCGCTTAATAAAACACTAGAGTTGTCGTAGCCACAATAGACGGACTAGTAGTCAATAAGCCTATACCTCATATCTAGCAAATATGAAGCAATGTAGGTAATGCTAAACAAGGCTATTTCTCGTGATGTTCTTGAAAGAGAACTATAAGACATAACTAGGTTAAAGTAGCCCAATACGAGACAATTTACAGAACAATAGGTATTAGATTGGTTAATACATATAAAATTATCTGAATGATGGGTAAAATTTACGAGAAATCAATCTCGTACGAGCTAGAACGGGGCAAGAAGTATAGAGGTCGCAACTTTATGCTCAGACTTGCTTTCTCGGTGGTCGAATAATTAAGAAGATAAAACTACTGTAAGGGGAAACTCTAATAATATGTTTGTATATCGCGGGGTAGTGTAATGGTAGCACAACGGTCTCCTTAGCCGTAAATGGAGTTTCGATTACTCCCTCCGCAACCATTAGATATATTGAACAAGGTAATTACCTGTTTAATTTGAGAGTTGATGTATCAGTCCTCAACCATATTGGCGATAGTGTAAAAGTAGCACAATATAGGAGTAAACTTTAGTAGGGTATACACGAGAAAGAAGAAACTTATAGGAATAAGGGGTGCAATTCCCCTTCGCCGATGTCAAATGGCAACCTAATTCAAAAAGTTTGGAGCATTCCTGCTAAGAATTGCGTACCTAATAAGGTATATGGTGCAAGTTCATAGGTTGTCGCCAGGTCCTAGGTAGCTCCTAGATATGCGGAGTAAAAAGTAGGGAAACCTCCGTTGAAAATAAAATTAAAATCCCTTACATGGCAGAGTAATTCAAACGGCTTTGAACACTGTCCTGAAAACAGTTGGAGCAGTAAAATGCTTGGGGCTCGACACCTCACTCTGTCGCCAGGAGTAAATAGTGTGCAGTCGGCTATTAAAAATATGTTGAACTAGTGTAACGTATCAGGGTTGCTGAGGCAGTCGTAGTTGATTGCATAGTGTTTATTAAACTAAAAGTCTTTTTGGGAGGTTTAAATTGCACATAGGTACATACCTTAAATTAGTATTAACTAAGAAGAATATGACACAACAAGCCTTAGTAGACAGACTAAACGAATTAGGATTAACAAACAATAACGAAATTGTTAGAAAACATACCATATCAGACATAGTAAATGGAAGACTTACAATATCTCCATTTATGGCAAGAAGGCTAGAAATAGCTTTAGATATGCCGAAATATAGCATTGTAAATTTAATAGGCTTGCCAAAAACGGAAATAGGAATGAAAAAGTTGGAGGAAATAGAAGGCAAGATTACGAAAAAACCATACAAGAAATAATAAAACTTCTAAAAACAAACAAAAAAATAGATGAATATTCTTACTATACAATGTGTGAGAGCTTGTATCAGTTGTTATTACAATACTTTGATAGTGGAATTAATAGTCCAGATAGAAAAGATATAGAGCTAAATGCTTGTAAATATGCGATTATATTCTTATTACCAGCAACAGAAAATAAAATTATAAATAGTAGTTTAGAGTTTCAATCACAATATTATAGTTTATATGAAAAAACACTTGCATTTGCAGGCAGAAGGTCGTTAGAACACTTTTTTGATTATACGGAGATGAATAATTCAAAGAAGGTTTTAGCGGGCAGAAGAGGCATTTTAAAGCCTTTTTTGTTCTACTTAAATAAGATTACATTTTCAGAAAAATTAAAGTATATAATAGCTTCTTACCCCCCTAGTGCTGGTAAATCAGTTACATTAACATATTGGACAGCTTGGCTATATGGAATAAGCAGAAACTATTCCGTGATAAGAATGTCTTATTCAGATGACTTAGTAGCAGGATTTAGTAGAAACGTAAGAGAGATTATAACAGACAAGCGATTCAGAGATGTATTTCCAGAGTATAGACAGTATGGAGATAATCCATTTGCCACAAAAGAGGTATATAACTGGAAGTTAAAAGACAGTACGGTACCAGCCTCACATATAGCAGTATCAAGAGATGGGCAGGTTACAGGTAAAAGAGCCAACAAGGCAATGATATTTGACGATATGACCAAAGGTGCAGAAGAGGCAACAGACAGTACAATACATCAAGGGCTATATAATAAATGGACAGGAAACTGGATTAATAGACGTGACGGAGATAGTACAAAGTTTATATTTGCAGGTACAATGTGGTCTCCGGAAGATATTTTAAATAGAATTATACAAGATAGAGAAGCAATATCAGAACTAGTTCCAAGCGATAAGTTTAAATATGTATGGGAAAGCAAAGATGGAACAACAGTAGTAATAAGAGTACCATTACTAGACGAAAATGATGAAACAACTTGTAAGGCTGTAATGACAACAGAAGAAGCAAGACAGTTGAGGGATGTAACAGATGAGTTCCAATGGGCTTGTGTGTATCAACAAGACCCGATACCAGCAGAAGGACTTGATTTTGCAGATGATTTATTAAATCATTTTGATGATTTGCCAGTAAATGAAGATGGAACACCGGCATATAGCAATTATTCATTAGCAGTATTAGATACAACTAGGCGTGGTAAAGATAATGTTTCAATGCCGATATGTAAAACAGATGGAAGAATTTATTTTATGATAGATGTTATCTTTAAGAAAAAAGCAATGACCGAATTATACGAAGAAATTGTTGCGAAAATAGAAGAACATCATATTACTTGGCTAGTAATAGAAAACAATACAGATACTTCTTTAAAAGTGCTATTAGATAAAATGCTAGAAGATAGAGGAATATATTATTGCACTATAACAGAAAAGTACAGTACAGTAAAAAAAGAAAAAAGAATAAAAGATAATCAAGGAACCTTAAGAAAATTAATGTATTTCAAACCTAAGACAAAATACAAACCAAATAGTGACTATGGACGTTTTATGAAGAATTTAACGACGTATAGTTTTGACTATCCTAATAAAAATGATGATGCTCCAGATAGTGGAACATTGTTCGTAACAGAAATTATATTAGAGAGGGGGAAACCTAACAAACCAAAAGCAATAAATAGGAGTTTGCTAGGGATTTAATATGAAATCAAATAAAGTAAAGATAGGTTATAAAGAATATGAAATAATAAAAAAACAACAAGTAATTGAACTTCCGAGTGAGTGCTATGGAAAAATTGATTATGACGAAGAAATAATCGAAATTTCTAATAAATTTAGCCAGATGCAACAAAATCAAACATTCTTACATGAATTAATACATGGAATACTTGAAAAACTTGATTTGCACGATTTAAGACAAGATGAAAGAACTGTTAATCAATTGGCAATAGCATTATATGAAGTTATATTAGACAATCCACACATATTTACTATGAAAGATATATAGGAGGTATAAGGAATATTTGTAGTAATTGTATGTATCAGTATAAATGTATAGAATTTAGATACAGCAACATAATTTTAAAACATATGCAAGAAGTCACTCGAGTTAAGAACAAAGATGGTAATATCATAATATATGTTCAGAAATGTAAAAAGTATACGAAAAAGGAGTGGAAAACGCGAAAAGAATGCGAAAAAGCTTGACAAAATACGTATAAATAGTAAGGTTGAAAGTAGGAGAACTATTTTGATAGTGGGATAAAGATACATAAATTAATATATGGAGGGATTAAGTATCTAAACTAATTCATCTCCATTTTAGGAATGGGTTGTATTTCGAGAGCAATCCGTTTACAACCTAATTCTGTTTATGGAGGAGATAAAAGGAACTCAGAGGTAGAAAATGTTGAACAAGAAATAATGTCAGAACCAATTGAAAGTACTGAAGTAGAAAATACACCAAAAACAGTACAATATTTTGGCAGAAGAAAACTATTATCTTCATACACCAAGAAAGAAATAAATGAAAAAACATTGGCTCAAATTCTACCAGAAGTTTTAAAAGAACATGAAATTAATGCAGGCGAAATTGATTATTTATACAATTATTACAAAGGAAAACAACCAATTCTGGACAAAAAGAAAATAGTAAGACCAGAGATAAACAATATTACATTAGAAAACCATGCTTTTGAGATAGTAGAGTTTAAAAAATCTTATGTGTATGGAGAACCAGTCAAATATGTTCAAAAAGGCGAAAAAGAAGGAGAAACATTAAACCCAGAAATATCTTTACTTAACAGATTCATGGAAAGTGAAGATAAAGCAAGTCTAGACAAAGAACTTGCCGAGTGGCAGTACATTTGTGGTACTGCTTACAGGTGGGTTGAAGCGGATAGAAGAGGTGAGGAAGATGATGCACCATTTGAATTGTCAGTTCCAGACCCAAGAAGAACATTTGTAGTGTATTCAAATGACATAAAAGGAGACCCCTTATTTTCAGGGTATATAAGCTATTTTGTGGACCATATAATGACTGATGATAAAATACCATTAGTTGTTAAATATAGAGTAGTAACAATATATACAGATGCAGATAAATATATATTTAAAGAGGATAATGGAGAATACAAAATAATGCCTCAAAGCATTCCAATTAGTGAAGGAATGGTCAACGCATACCCTTTAGAAATAAAAGGGCAAAGAATTATAGAATATCCATTAAACAATTCAAGGCTGGGCTTAATAGAACTTGTAATGTCGGACTTAGAAGCAATAAACAAAATCAAATCTGCAGACTTAGATGGGATAGACCAATTTATTCAAAGTTTATTAGTATTTGTGAACCAAGAAATAGATTTAGCAACATTTAAGAAATTAGTTGCAAATGGAGCCATACAAGTTGCTTCATCTGACCCAGGGAAGCCAGCAGATGTAAAGTTATTAACAAATCAGTTAACACATACAGAAACAAAAGTAGTATCGGATGATAGATATGAAAGCTTATTGTCAATTGTAGGTATTCCAAGGCTTAACCACAAAGCAAGCGGAGGAGATACAGGACAAGCTAGACTTTTAGGAGAAGGCTGGACAATGGCAGATGAAAGAGCAAGGCAAGATGAACTTTCATTTAAAAAGTCAGAGAGAAAGTTTTTAAAATTAATCTTAAATATTTGCAAGTACAAGACCAAAGACAAAGATGAGCAAATTAAAACATTAAGATTGTGTGATATAGATATTAAATTTACAAGAAATAAATCAGACAACTTGTTGGTCAAAACACAAGGATTAATGAATATGATGTCAGCACAAGTGCCACCAGAAGTAGCATTTGTAACTTGTGACTTGTTTTCAGATCCTAATGATGTTTACCAAAAAGGAAAAGATTATTTTGGCAAGGACTTTTGGAAAAAAGATTCCAAGTCAACAGAAACCTTAGTTAGTGGGGGTATCACTAACCACACCAATACAAGCACTCACTTGGCAAAAAATGAGGTAGGTGGAGAGAAAGGAAAAGAAGATGGAGAAAGAGGAATTAGTTAAACTATTATCTAATGCTGAATTAGATGATAATGCGAAAGTAGAAGCTATTCAAAAAATGGTTGATACTTCGTATGTACCAGCAACTGTAGTTGCAAATGAAAGAAGAGCTAATAAGGAAGCAATTGCTAATAAAGATAAGGCTATTGCAGATATAACAGCAGAATATGACGAATTTAAAAAGTCAAAAATGACAGAAGAAGAAAAGAAAACATTAGAAGCTAAAGAAAAGGAAAAAGCATATAATGAAGCACTAAAAAAATTAAGTACAGCAACAGCAAAAACAGTATTTGCTAGTGCTGGATTAAAAGAAGAAGATTATTCAGACTTTATTGAGGACATAGTTGGAACAGATGAAGAAAAAACAAGAACACTAGCTGAAAAAATATGTCAAACAATAACAAAACAAAAAAGTGATGTAGCAACAAAAATGAAAGATAGTATTATAAACGGAACTACACCACCACCAGCAGGAAATGCTGATTTTAGTACAACAAGCAAAAAAGACCAATATATGCAATTATTGGAAGAAGCTACAAAGAAAAATGATATAAACAATATGGTTTATTATCAAAGACTTGTAGAAGAAGAAATAAAAAAAGAAAATTAAAAAGGAGAGATTTAAAGGGCAGATAATTACGCAATGAGTTTTTCGACACCTAACTATTCAGGTGCACTATTTAACAAAGGAAATGAGAGAACACCATTCTTATCAATGATAGCTGGAAAAACAGCTTACACAAATTCAGTTGAGTTCGTATTAGGACAAGACTACACATCAGAAGAGGGAGATATACCAAATATAAGTGAAAAAGGTTCTTTAACAGCACCAGATGCTACATCAATTACGAGAAGTCAAAATACAAACGTAACACAAATATTCCAAGAATCAATAGGAATATCTTATGCAAAAATGTCTAATATGGGTACTTTATCAGGAGCAAACATAGCAGGACAACAAGCGAATCCAAAAACTGAATTAGACTTCCAAACAGCAAATAAATTAAAGAAAATCGCAAGAAGTCTTGAAAAAACTTGTATTCAAGGAACATATAATAAAGCTAATGCAGATGATAAAGTAAACAAAACAAGAGGTATGGTTGCAGCCATTACAACAAACGTAGTAGCTGCTGCAGGAAAACCACTAGACATTTGGCTAGTAAATGATTTAATGCAAAAAATTTACGATAATAACGGAGATATAACAAGATTAACTTTACTGGTTGATGGAGTATCTTTAAATCAAGTAAATGCAAGTGCTGTAGAAAATGGATTAACAGTAGCACCAGCTACAAGAAATGAAAATGGAATCCAAGTTACAAAATTAATTATGCCTCTAGGAGAAGTAGACTTAATGTTAGGTCAATTCTTACCAGCAGGAACAGTATTACTTGTAAACTTTGATGTAATTAGATCTATTGAACAACCAGTGCCAGGTAAAGGTAATTTCTTTAGAGAATTACTTGCTAAAACAGGTGCAGGAGAGAAATATCAAATCTTTGGACAATTCGGTTTAGATTATGCTAACGAATTATATCATGGAAAAATTACTGGATTAGCAACAACATTCACAAAGCCACAAGGTAGAAAAGTTGTTGTAGTTAATAATGGAAGTATAAGTGCGTAAGAGGTAGGATATGAAAAAAGTAGTGTTATGTCAGCATTTTTTTAATAAAATAGGTGGAATTGAAACGTTTATTATAAACTTTTGCAAAACGTTTTATAAAGAGTACGATATAACGCTACTTTGCCGAAATATAGACATTGATAATGCTTTGAGATTAAGCCAGTATGCAGACATTATATGCGAACCTACAGATATAGAATGTGATACATTAATAATTACAAGTGTTTTAATAGATAATCCAATGATAGAAAAAGTAAAGTATAAAAAAATATATCAAATGGTTCATTCAGATTGGTCTCAAATGAAAAAATTCTGGGACTGGGAAATGAAAAAATATTCTCCAGATACACAATTCATAGCTGTAAGTGAAAGTGCAAGAGATTCACTAGAAAAAGAATACGGTTACGACAGTATAATAATTCCTAATATTCTTATAAAGCCTTACGTAAGTACTCAAAAAACCTTGAAATTATTAAGCTTATGTAGACTAACAAGAGAAAAAGGCTTTGAAAGAATGAAACAACTATGCGATTTATTAGAAAGGTCAAATATCCCATATATATGGAAAGTATATGGTACAAATGTTTACAATGAACAATCATACAAAAATATGATTATTCAAAAGCCAGTAACAGAAAATATTGGAGAAATCATCAAAGAATGTGACTATGTTGTTCAATTAAGCGATACAGAAAGCTTTTGTTACACAATGTATGAAAGTTTATTGTTAGGAGTTCCAGTATTAGTAACACCTTTTCCTAATGCAAAGCAAGAAATAAAAGATGGAGAAAATGGTTATATACTTCCATTTGATATGAATATTAGTAAAGATAAAATAAAGCAAATTTATAAAAATATACCCCAAAACGTTAAATATAAACAAGAAGGTGTAAAAGAACAATGGCAAGAGTTATTGAAGTAGAAGTTATAAATCCATATTTTGATATAAAACTTAATAAAGATATGAATGTAGGAGATAGAATCAAAATATCTTCTGACAGATTAAGAGAATTAGAAGAAGCGGGTAAGAAAAATAAGATTCAATTGGTAAAGGTTGTGAAAATAGTGAAAAAGGAGGGCTAAATTAGGATTTCGGAACAAGAACAAATAAAAGAAATGCGTTTAGAAATATTCGAAGATAAAGATGATGATAGAAAAGACGATATATTTAAATTGAAGCTAAAACAAGCAAAGCAAAGATATTTAAATTTAGTTTACCCTTTTGATAAAAAAATAACAGACTTACCAAATGATAGAGCCAGAGAATGGCAAACAAAATGTGCCATAGAATTATATAAATTAGCAGGAAATGAGAATCTAACTAGTTGGTCAGAAAATGGAGTTTCTGAAAGCTATGCAAGAGCCGGACTTTCACAAGACTTATTGAACGAATTGCCTCCAGCAAAGGCAGGTGTTCCTAGTTGAGTAGAAGAGATTGTCAGAAAAAGGATTTATATGTTGCAAAGCTATTAAAAGAAACATTAGATGATTATGGAAACAATATCAATGAATATGATAAGCCTAAATATTATGGAAAGTTCAATATACAGCCATTAAGCGGAGAAAGTGATGTTGCAGAATATGGGAGTAAAACTTCTAAAATGCAAAGAGTATTTGTTGATTATGACAAATATTTAGGGGAATTTAAAGAAGGTGATGTTGCATATTTAGACAGAACAACACCTACTAATGAGAGCGTTTATGGTGACAAGGCTAATTATAGAATAAGCTCCGTAAGAGAGCAAAATAGAAAAATAGCAATATATTTTGAAAAAATAGAGTGATATAAAGGGGCAAACAAGTTAATGAAGTAAAATTATCTTTATCGGATTTAGATAAAATGATACAAAGATATGAAACTAAAAAGAAGAATATGCCAAAAGTGGCTTTAAGAATTGTAGATAGACTAGCAGATATAATGATGGAAGACGTTTACCCAGATACAGAAAAAATACCAGCAATAACAAAAGGTAAAACAGCGGTAGCAGGAATTAGAAATACTGAAGAGAAATGGACATATCATGAATATGGGACGGGTATAATAGGTTCTCAAATACCACACACAGCAGAAGCTTTAGCAAAAGCAGGGTGGAAATATGACGTGAATGGACATGGAGAAAAAGGTTGGTGGTACCCAACTACTGAAAATGACCCTAATCCATATAAATGGACAGATGAGAGTGGAACATTAAGGGCTTGGACAAAAGGTTTACCAGCAGAAAGAGCTTTCTATGAAGCATTAGAAAGAGCAAGAGAAATGTTCCCACAAATAGCAGAGGAAGAACTACTAAGAGAAACAAGGAGTTGATTTAAAGGGCAAGACCAGATGTATATGATGAAATGTATCAGTATTCAAAAGAATATATACAAGGCAAGTCTAAGTTTAGTCCAGAAGTATTAAAATCAGCACCTCAAGAAATAAACAAATTCCCGTTAGTAGTAATACCAGAATGTAAATTAATAATTAAAGATGAAACATTAGCACATAAAGAAAAAGAATATCGTTTGATATTCGATATAGAAGTTTATTCGACAGATAAAACTGTTGGAAATAAAAAGGTTGCAAGGCAAAGCATTATAGCTGAGCTAGAAAAATTAATATATGATGTTTTCGAGGGGCACTATCTAATGAAAGTGGCAGAACCTAAACCAACACCAAATATTGACAGAAACGTAGACAGGCTATATATGAGAGTAGAGGCAACAATTAATGAAAAGAAAATTATTTTTAGGAGGTAATTTAAAGGGCAGATGAAAATGTAAAAGCAATAGCAGACATTGGAACAATGTTATATGGAAAAAAGAAAGGTGCAAACTCATTTACAGAGTTAGTAGAAATTAAAGATGTACCAGATACTGGTTCAGACCCAGAACAAATTGAAGTAACAACATTAAAAGACAAAAACAAAAGTTATATAGGTGGTAGAGGAGACAATCCAGCACAAAGCTTCTTATATAACTATACAGAAGAAAATTTCCATAATAAAGTAATGCCTTATTGTAACGGAGAAACACATGATTTCTTAGTAAAATTCCCAGATGGAACAGGTTATACAATAAAAGGTAATGCAAGAACAAGAATAAATGCAGTATCACAAAATGCACCAATAGAAGCAACATTAACAATAACACCAGAAGCAATAGATTATAAAACATCAAAACAAGTTACAGCATTGTTACCAACAGTAAGTGCATAACTAAAAGGTTTAAATGGAGGTAAATTAGTATGAGTAAATTTATGAAATTAGTAGTTAAAGAAAAAGAATATTTAATAGGTTTTTCTAGCAGAGCTTCTGTTTTAAAAGCAGAAAAGGAAGGCTTTATCAAAGCATTAAATTCAATGGATGAGGCACCAGTAGAAGGAACAGCAAAATTATTACATTTTGGTATGTTGGAAAAACAACCTAAAAATACAGTAGCAGAATGTAATCAAATATTAAATGATTATATAGAAGAAAACATGAGTGAAGAAGAAGGCGTAGATATTGGACAAATATCAAGTTTCATTATGGAACAATATTCGACTTTTTCAGGAGCCCCAGCTGGAAAGAAGAAAATCAAGGAAATAGAAATAGTAGAAATTTAGAAACAGATGGGGAGAAAGTAAAAACGCTTCAAGAACTGTTTTATAAATATTTAATACCATTAGCAATACAAGTTCGGTATGCCCTTGCAAGAATTTTGGAACGATGAACCAGACTTGCTTTGGACATACCGAAATTTATATATAAGAAAAACAGAAGAAGAAGCAAAATTACAAAAAGAAATGATGAATACAAGTGCTTGGCTACAAGGCTATTACACCTATATAGCGGTAACATCAGCTTTTAGTAAAAGCGAAAATTACCCTAACAAACCGATTGAACTTGAAGACAAGCCATTAAATAAATTAGAAAAGAGCAAAGAAGTTGAAAACAAAATAAAACAACAACTTTTAAATGCAAAAATAATGCTAGAGCAAAGGAGTGCTAAAAAGGGCTGATTATAATGTAGATACATTAGAAGACAGAGTAACTTTGGATTACCAAAGTGTAATAACAGGGATTGATCAAATAAAAAATTCTGTCAAGGGACTTAAATCACAATTAGACAAAATTGGTAAGAACACAGGCATTCCAAAATTAAACAGCCAAATAAAAAAATCTTCTTTTGGTAACACAGTCAAAGGTATTGCAGGATTGGGCACGGCAGTTGTAACTGGTAGAAAGATGATTAAAACTTTACAAGGAATGACAGATGAGAGTGTAAGTTTTGTAGAAACTGCAAACCTTTTTAGTGTATCTATGGGAAAAGGTTTACAAGGATTAAACCAGTATTATGAAAGAGCAGTAAAATTTCAAAATGAGTTAAAAGAAAAACTAGGTGCAAACATAGAAGAAAGTATGAACTATCAAGCATTATTTAATTCTATGTCAAAATCTATGGGAATAAGTGCAAAATATGCATATATTCTGTCAGAAAATTTTACTAAGTTAGGTTATGATTTATCATCCTTATATAATATAGATCCAGAAAATGCAATGCAAAAATTAAGAGCGGGCTTAGCTGGACAAACTAAACCATTAAGAGATTTGGGGCTTGACATAACGCAACAATCATTACAACCTATTGCAGATAGTTTAGGAATAGAACGTAGTGTAAAAAATATGTCACAAGCAGAAAAGATGGTATTACGTTATATTGCTGTATTAAAACAAGCACAAATAGCACAAGGCGATTTTGCAAATACCATGGAAAGCCCTGCAAACCAATTAAGAATATTTAATGCACAAGTAACAGCTTTTAAAAGAAATATGGGTAATTTATGGCAGGGATTTTTAGGTGGAATATTACCCTATATTAATGGTGTTATGATGGTAATAAACGAACTCCTAAAAATGGTTGCTAAACTATTTGGTTTCAAAGTTTCGGGCCAAAAAGTAAATTTAAGTGCAAATATAGGAGCAGATGATTTGGCGGATGACCTTGGAACAGCTAGCGGAAAAGCAAAAGAATTAAAAAATCAGTTGATGGGATTCGACGAAATAAATAACATAACATTGCCAAGTAACTCTGGTAGTGGCTCAGGTGGTGTAAGTGGTGGTATAGACCAAAGACTATTAGATGCAATGCAAGAATATGACAACTTAATGGATAAAGTAAAAGGTAAAGCTACAGATATTAGAGATAAAATAATGGAGTGGTTAGGATTTACTAAGAAAATAAACCCATTAACTGGAGAAATTAACTGGGAATATGCTGGAATGAGTAAACAAGCAAAAACTATGTTAGGTATTTTAAAAACAATATGTGCATTATATATTGGAACAAAAACATTGAAATTAATAGGCTGGTTAAATACCTTAAGAAAAGTTTTGTTAGGAACCAAAACGGCAACTACAAGTTTTCAATCAGGATTGGCATTATTAGGCAAAGAAACTAGAACAACTTGGTCTGCATTAAAATTAGGAGTGGAACAGTTTAAACTGTACAGACAAGCTGGTGATAGTGTAACAAAGTCTCTTGATAAAACAACTGGTGCAATGTTATCTCTAATACCTAACACTGTGAAAGTAGCAGGGGGCATAGCTGGATTGGGTGGCTCATGTGTATTAGCGTATAAATCAATGGAAGATTTGAAAAGTGGAAGTATAGGTACTACAGAAGGATTGTTAAAATTAGCAGGGGGAATAGCTGGAGCAACAGCAAGTGGAGCATTAATTGGTTCAGTCTTTGGTCCAGCAGGAACAGTAATTGGAGCTCTTACAGGCTTAGTAGCATCAGGAACCACAGCTTTACAGAGCTATAACAATGTTTCGAAAGACTTGAGAGAAAGAATAGAAGAAAATGGGAAAGCCATAGAGGAAAGTACAAAAACAATAGAGGAGAGAACAAAAGCAACACAAGATACAATTAATAATCAGATGGCAGAACTAGAATATACTGAAAAGTTAACAAAGGAACTAGAAAATTTAACAGATTCAAATGGTAAAGTTAAAACCGGTTATGAGGAAAGAGCAAATTTTATATTAAATCAATTAAATAAAGCCTTTGGAACAGAGTATAAATTAACTGGTAATAGGATATATCAAAATGGGAAACTTATAGAAAGTATAGATGGAATCACAAGCAGTATATATAAAACAATAAATGCCAAAAAAGCAGAAATAATCTTAAATGCAAATGAAGGAAATTATGCAAAAGCTATCCAGGAAAGCACAAAACTATACCAGGCAAAAGAAACAGCAATAAAAGATTGTTCAGATGCGCAATCAAACTTTTCAAAAATATTGGAAGATTATGGACTTACAATGGCTGATTATACTAATAACACATATAAGTATCAAAAAGCATTAGTAAGTTATAAGAATATTTGGACTCAAAGTTTGGCAAATGCAAAAAATACTTACGAAAAAGCTACACGAGAAGTAGATGAAAGTACAAAGAACTGGACTAATTGTTGTAAGACTATAATGGATTTTGAAAACTTAAAAACTGCAACTATATCAGCTAATCAGGAAGAAGTTGATAGAATTTTACAACAAATGACTAAAAGCTATGAAACGGAGTCAGGAACACAGACTCAAACAATAAATCAGCAAATGAAAAAAGAAATAGAAATTGCAAAATATAAGAAAGAACAATTGATAGAAACTCAAGGGGAAATTAATGAGGAAACTGAAAAGTTATTAAATTCTCAAGTTGAAATAGTTGCAAATTCATTAAAGAACCAGACACAAAAAATTGAAAACTTAACACCAGAAGTTGTAGAAGCTTGGAGAGCATTAGGCGAAAATAACTATGAAATATATAGAAAAAAGGTTAGTCAGTTATCACCAGAGGTACAAAAAGAGGTCCAAAAGATGACTGGTGTAATTGTTCAAGAGACAAACAATGCAGTACCGAAGGTTGAAAAAGCTTCAAATAGCATATATGAAGCAATTACTAAAGATTTAAAAGGAAATTTTAAAATTGATTTTGGGGTAAATGTTGACTTTAAGGAATTAAAAAGTAAATTAAAATTAATTAAACTGTCAGTAGAAAAGATGAGTAGAGTTCCAATACTTGGTAGTGCCTTTAAAGGAATTTCAGGAAATATAGATAGCTTAATTAATCAATTAACAGTGAACGGATACGAAAGTGGAGGATTTCCAGTAAGTGGAGAGATGTTCTTAGCAAGAGAAAATGGATTACCAGAAATGGTAGGAAAGATAGGAAATAAAACATCTGTTGCCAACAACGGACAAATTATTGAGGGAATAAAAGCAGGTGTATATGAAGCTGTAATGACTGCAAATGCACAAAACGGTAGCACAAGAGTAAATTTAGATGTCAGGGCAGATGAAGGAATAATAGTAAAAAAAGCTTCAAAAGGATTTACAGAATATGTAGAGCAAACAGGGGAGCTACCTTTCCCTGTGCCAGTATAAAGGAGTGAAATAAAGGAGTAAACGATATGTATCAGACTTTGTAAGCAAAACTTATGTATCAGGAGACTTGATTTCAATAGAAGGCTATAAACCAGACTTTATAGCAGGTTATGAGATAGAAGAATATGACTTAAGTTTAGAAGCGGGAAGAAATGCAAAAGGTACAATGAGATTAAATTACATTGGAACAAAATATAAAGTTATATTAAAAACCACTCCTTTATTCCAAGCACAATTAACAGAATTTTATTCCCACATACCAAGAAGAGCAATAAGCGTTACATTTTTCAATCCTTATACGGGAGAGAGCAAAACAATAAGTGCATATAGAGGAGATAGAAAAGTATCAATGTTATTTGACATAGATTGTGTAGGAAAACTATATGACGCAGTAAGTCAATCATTAATAGAATTGTAGGTGTGAAAAAGGGCAAGTAATGAATTTAAACAGGAATGCAAAGCAGACGTTCAAAATTTAAAATATGCAACAATAAATATAAAAGGAACTGCAACTAATATAACAGAAAATAATGACTTACAAGAATTTGAAATTAACTCCAACTGTTATGTAAACGACAGATTTATTGGAACTGCTGTCGCTAAAAAGGCAACAGTTAAGCTATTAGATGATGGTAACTATTCACTAGAAAATAAAGATATAAATATAAAAACAGGAATAGAAATAAACAATGCAAAAGAATATCAAAAATTAGGAACATATACTATTCCAAAACCAGACACAGAAGAAGTATCAGGAAATATAAGTTTCACAGGGTATGACTACATGAAAAAATTTGACACTCAATATGTAGATAGTAATACATACCCTATAAGACTAGACGCTTGTTTAGAAAATTTATGCAGTCAAGTTGGTTTAACACTAGGGAATAAAAATTTTCCTAATAATAGTTATATGTTAAAAGGAAATCCTTTTACTAATAAAGAAACTAGAAAAACAGTATTAAGTAACCTAGTTCAATTAGCAGGAGGATTTGCAGAAATAGATGTAGAGGATGGTAAACTTTATGTAAGAAATCTTGATGTAAGTGGAGAAGCAGTAGAAACTATTGATGGAAATAATTATGACGAATTTAAACCCAACAATGTATTTGGACCAGTAAACTCTGTAAGAATACAAATGAATAGTGGTGTAGATGGAGAAGAAACAATAAAAGAAGCAGAAGGAGTAACAGACGAGAATAGATGTCAGATAACAATAGCAGATAATTATTATTTAACATCAGCAGAAGAACGAGAAGCGGTTATAAACGGCATTTTCAACGCATTGAATGGCCTTACATATCTTCCGATAGAATTAAGCTACTATGGCTACCCTTGGCTCAAACTAGGGGATAAGATAAAAGTAAAAGACAAGAATGATAAAGAATATATAACTTATGTTATGGAACACACTTTTAAATATAACGGAGCATATTCTGGAACAATTAAGGCAATTGCATTAACTAAAACACAACAAGCATATAAAGAAGTTTTGTCTTTAAAAGATTGGAGAAGAAACACAGAATTAGCAGTTGATAAAATAAACGGAAAGATGACAGCTGTAATTGAAGAGCAGTCAGAACAAAGTGAGAAGATAACCAAAGTAGAGCAAGACGTAAATGGAATAACCAGTAAAGTATCATCAGTAGAGCAATCAGTAGAAAACATAACCAAAATAGAAGGTACAGCAGAAGGAAAGAACATATATATAGATGATGCATCTGCGGAACCATTAATAGATATAATGCTAGAGGGCGAGAGCCAACAGGCAACGAGGAGTGGGAAGAACTTACTTGATAATACTGCGACGACAAAAATATCAAACGGAATAACATTTACTGTGAATAGCGATAAAACAGTAAATGTTAATGGTACAAATGATACCTCTGCTAACAGCAGTTTGATTATCAATAGATATGATTTAAGCCCAGGAACATATATTCTAAACGGCTGTCCGAGTGGTGGTGCTAGTAATACTTATAGATTAGCTATCCAAGAGACAGGTAGTTACAGTGTTTTAGGTTCTATAGATATTGGCAATGGCAGTGGAGAATTTACAATAGATACTACAACAAGCGTTCAAATAGCTATATTTATTCAGAAAGGCTTAACGATAAATAATTTATTATTTAAACCAATGTTACGAGAAGCAACAATAGCTGATGACACATATGAACAATACGGATCAAGCCCCAGCACAGATTATCTAAGCGAAATAGAGAATTTGGAGGGAGAAAATATTTGTCCTTCTTTGAATACAACAAGAACAATAAATGGAGTAACGTTTACAAAGAACAAAGACGGTTCAATAACAATGAATGGAACTGCAACAGCAGAAATAACGTACCCAATTAACGTAAATACTACTACGAATACAAGGACAGTATTGTTGAAAGCAAATTCAAAATACAGAATGTTATCAAGTTATGAGAGCGGAAAATATACAACACAGGTATTCTATTTAAAAAATAATATTACGACATATTCTTCTTCTTTGATAGAAACAGTAGAAGAAACAAAAGCTGGTATGTATATTAGAGTATATAAAAATGCGGTATTAGAGAATGTAACAATATATCCACAAATTACAAAAGGTGAAGAATATAAACCGTATGTGCCATATAATTCGCTTGAATTTAAAGATGAAGGGAAGAATTTAGCTAGGGTTGCAAATGGTAAAGAAAAAACAGATGTTACGTTTCCTATTATAAAAGTCGAAGACGATACTATAAAAATAAACGGAACCTGTGGAACTAAAGTATCGGGTGAGTCAACGATAAAGTTTAGTGGTAACAATATAATATTTGCTAACTATATTCATTATATCCCCTTAGATAAAGACGATATAATCCTAAAGCCAGGAGAATACAAATTAAAAATTTTTAATGTAACAGGTGCAATATCAGCTCAAGATCGAGTTCGTTTTGGAGTTAAATATCAGAAAAATGGTGAAAGTCAAATAAAAGGCTTCGTTTTTTCAGATGGTTTAGCTTCTAATAATGAATATAGTTTTACATTACGAGAAGAATCTCAAATTGGAATAGTTTTAAACTGTACCGTGAAATCAAGTCCTATAACATTCACTAATGTATCCTTCAAGTGTGTTTTATACAGAGCAGCAGCAGAAACTATGCCAGAATTTGAACCATATAAACAACAAACAGAATACTTCCCTCTATCAGAAGGGCAAAAACTAATGAAAGGCTCTTATTTGGCAGATGACGGAACACATCACGTAAGAAGGCAAGTTGTACTAACTGGAACAGAAAATTGGAGCTTATATTCAAATAAAACAAAAACATTTAAGCTTTCTATTAGTCCGTGGTCATATTCAGGAGTTTGTACACATTATCAAGGAATAATTTCTTCATCTTTTGATGTGAAAACAGGAATTTACTTATCGAGTTCAGCTATGGTAATTATTTCAGACCCAAGATTTTCAACAGTAGAAGAATTTAAAACATATTTAGCAGAACAATACTCTGCAGGAACTCCTGTTGCATTTGAATATATAATGATGACAAATAATTCAAAGCCAGTTGAAAAAATAGTACCTTACACAGAAACACAGCAAGAAGCGTGGGAGAAATTAAGGCATTTTACATTATTTAAAGGTATTAATAATAT